TATAGACTTTCTGTCTGACCAGTCAGTAATATTCGAGACTGACCGCGGGAATGCCACTTTCTCGGCTGGTAACGATCTGAATGCTGATTTGAAGTTTGTGATATAGGCCTGAGCATCTTCTTCAGTGCCAGATATGAGAATCTTAAATATTTCTTTGAACTTATCACGGCATACTTCTGGAGTTGAACTCTTAATTGCTTCAATCCCCATGATCTTGAGTTTTGGCTCAGCGTATTGTACACCTTCACTGTTGTGCACATTTAAGATATAGCGCTTCTTTGCAGTCCATATACCACGGTCAGCAATTACTTCACGACCCATTTCCATACGAGGCTTATGACAATTCATATTAGCAAAGAGTTTACTGTAAGATTGCTCAATCTTTGGCTCAAAATGTTCTTTACAGATCTTATCAAGAAACGCAACAGGATTTTTAGGATTAAGTTGCTTAACCATAGGACCAAAGTTAACATAAAGAGAATCTGTATCGATTGCGATTACGTAATCAACATCTTTTGTTTTCATTACATCATTCATGGTATTATTCATTGTTCTTTCTGCCCACTGAATAGCGAGCTGACCGGACAATGTAACACCTTCGGCAAGTCTTAGATCAAAGTATTTAAAGTATTGATTGCCTAGTGCACCATAAAGAGAATTCATCAGGATCTTAATAGCCATTTGCTGATTATTAAGAGTGTTGATTTCTTTTTCAAGTTGATTTGTTTTTTCTTTTTGATAAGAACTTTCTGCGGCAAGCATCATCTTTTTGATTGAACGACGATCATCATAATAGTCTTCAATAATACGTGGAATGACACCATCAATATCTTTACGATATGTACTACCATTTGCTGCAACAGCATAGGGTGCTTCAACGGGTGGAGATGCGAGATAATATTCAACACTAGATGTTTCAGATTGAGATACCAGAGTTTCTGGCGACATATTCCACTGAACAATAATATTTGGATAAAGCGAATTCAAATCAAAAGACACTACCCAATCATGTGCACCGACGTGTGGTTCTTTTACATAACCGCCGGCAAACTTAGACTTTGGAGAATCTGGCCTTTCGACAAATGATACTGTTTTTTCTTGAAGAAGTTTACGATAGATAATCGATTCCCATATCGCAGTAACGCCAAACGTATCTTGGTAATTGACACCACCTTTATATGCCATCGTCATAGCAAGAGTAATCAGACCCATCTTGTCTTCGATTCGTTCAATGAGTTCCACGTCTTTCATATTATAGTCAATATAACGTTGGTAGTCATCTTTATACAGATTCTTTAAAGAACCAGACTCTTCGAAGGACAGCTTCTTATCACCAAGAACTACATATGCAATATGATTAAGTTTATATGATTCTTGTGGACCATACGAATAACCAAACTTTTGAAAGAGCTCGAGATAGTCAAGCTGTTCAATACCCTTAATATCGTACGCGATTTCTTCACGACCACGTCTTGTAATATTACGATGGTCAACCATACCCCAAGGAGAGAACCGTTTGATGTGTTCTACACCAAGAATCCTCGCTGTACGATTAACAAGATATGGAACATCAAAGAATCGAATATTCCAACCCGTGATTACATCGGGACAGTGCGATTCATCTGCCCAGAATGTAAGAAACTTCTCGAGTAGACTTGCTTCATCGCGGCAACGGTAAAAGCGCACAGGCTGAACGAGAGACTTTTCAGTATTAAAGTCACCATAACCCCATACGTGATATAGCTTTGATTTACTTGATTTGTAAGTGATTGACAGAATACGCTGAGAAGCTTCTGATGGATGCGGGAATCCATCTTCGTATTCTGTTTCAATATCGAATGTACCGACATCGATAAACTCACGCCTAAACTCAATGTCACGAGGAAACCGCTGAGTGATATATTGTTGAATATAATTTTTGTTTCCGTAGATGTGCCTACCAGAAACATCGCGATTCATTTCAAGCCATTGCTTTGCTTCGCGCATGTTATCCATCTCGATTGGTGCAATGTTAACACCATCGAGAGATTTCCAACCAGTTTCTTTCTGAGCTTGAGTATAGAACACTGGTTTGAATTGATTGTCGCGTTTATAGATTTTTTTACCATGGGCATTGTATCCACGATAAAGAATTGCATTGCCGTAACGAGTCACAGACGTATAAAAAGACATACTACCTCCAAATAATATAAGATATATTATACCATAGTTTTAGAGGAATGTAAACAACTAAATTGCAAAAGACTCCCCGCAACCACATGAGGCTGTCGCGTTTGGATTGATTACTTTCAAATAAGATCCACCTAGTTCAGACACATAATCAATCGTACAACCTATGACAAACATCTCCGCCATTTCGTCTATAACTAAATTTCCGATTGTAGGATCAGCATCTGTCACATCCCACACATATGTAAAGCCAGAACACCCTCCGCCTTTTACACTCAGGTAAACGTTTGGAGCTCCAACTTTAGCTAGATATTCTTGTGCAGATTTAGTTAATTCAATCATGTGGCCAGGGAGCATTTCTAAAATGAGTTAAACCGTAAATTATTCATTCTCAGGATTAAAGTAACTCTTTGGAATGACATCCGAGATGAAGGGGCCCGTGATTAAAGCACGGCTCTTTTCTCCAACTTTACTTGCCCAATTGGAATTAACTATAATTTCATAAACTGCTATCCAGTCATTATCACTATCAGAACTAATAGCTGTTGTTATAGCTTTTTTAAGCGCAGTATTCTTATACATTGCTGAATACCCCATAGTAAACATCATATTAATGACAACAAGTTGTAAACTTGTTGGAAAATTTAAGAATTTAGTTTTTCCGAAAAGATTACAAGAATTTTCAAGAGCAGATTTTAGATCTTCAGCAAATGCCTGTTCTGGACGATATAACTCAACTTTAGTGCCAACTTCTTGTGAATATTCTGGATCAGATTCAGTTATGGTGTGATCAAACCCAAATTTTAAATTAGAGTCACTGGAGTCAAAATAGATATGGAATCTACTTCTTTTTATTGGATTTAATCCAATTGCAAGTTCGGTTGTTTGGTAGAGCTCATTATATTCTATTAAGTTTTGGACCATAGTTTAATTCCTTATATTTTAATCTGTCAATGTTCTCATTCTTTGCACAAGACGTTCTGCCCTGTTAGGAACCTGTGTATACCACAATGAATCAACCATCTCATCAGCTGCTGCGAGCCAATCTGAAACTTCTACTTGACTTTGCATACCTTTAAACTTTGATAAACGAGGACGCCCCATATTAAACATCATATTAGCAATAATAAGTTGAGCTTCTTCTGGCAAACCATCGAAGTTAACAACTTCATACAATTGCCGGCAGTCGTCAATAACAATTGCAATGTCTTGATCGAAACACTCATTGACTCGCTCTTCGCTAACGGGCGTGCCAACCGGTTGTCCATACTCTGGATCGTCTTCTTTAACCAAATGACCAATGCCAAAAGTAGGGAGACCGAGATGATCGAGATAAATTTCATATTTTACTCCTTCATCTGCAGCGATTTCTTCACGTAGTTGTTCAATATTCATTACTAACCAGTCCTTTCCATATAACAATTGTGGTCAGGCTTTGTTTCCATCTGCGCTGCCCAATTGAGTTCTTGAATTAATCTGTTATACCAGTTTTTATCATGCTGGTCATGTGCTTTATTCATATCATCTGTCAATTGAGCAATACGAGTTTTAATGTAATCTTGGCGAGTACTAGTGTTTTTTCTACGCATCATGTATTCCCCTTTACAAATGAATCAGGTATATCTTTTATGTTTGGTTTGTCACAATGACATTGAGTACAGACATCATTATGACACTCGGGACAATCTGGAGAATAGCAATGGCACCTATGTCCACAGTTTTGACATTGACGTTCAGCACCCTTCATCGCTATTCTCCTATTTTTTTATTAGCTTAATTGCTCATTTTCTTCTTCGGTATAAGGCCACATTAGTTGATCCTATTTACCTGTTTCGTAAGCAACTGTTCTACTTCCCAAATTGAATCGGCTGAACAGCCAGCCTTTTTAAAGAAATATTTCCAGAGATTATTTATCATTGTATGCCTTTTGAATTGTTCCACGGTTCAATTCTGCTAGGAGACTATGATAAGTATGGTCTGAATATTCATGCAATAAACTTTTTGCTATTACTTCGTTTGCTGCACATTGGCGTGAAACGATCATAGATTTGCTAATTGATGAAAATAGTTCTGCGATCCAGTTAAAAGAAAGTCTAGGCAGACTCAAGCTTTTTAGTACGATTGCGGTCATTTGTTAGTTCCTCGTTTTTTCTGATTGAAATTTTACGAGGCTGCTTCTCTTCCGGAAGAACGACTTCTAAATTAACAGTCAAGATTCCGTCCGTTAGATCTGCTCCATTTACTTCGGTATATTCCGACAGTCTAAATGACTTATTCCAATTTCGAGCACTAATACCTTTATGAACATACATATTCTGTTCACGTCTCTGAGGACGGTCACCCTTGATGTAAAGGACATGGTCTTTTACTTCAATATCAATATGTTCTTGTTTGAACCCAGCCACTGCAAGTTCTAAGGAATATTTAAATTCATCCTCTTTTACTACGTTATGTGGCGGATAGGTATCCTTTGAATGCTTATGAATGTTTTCAAGCTGATCAAAGATGTGGTCGAAACCAAGAAATGCGTTTCGCGGAAATGCGAATGTTCCAGTCATATGTACCTCCATGACTTATGCAAGGTTAAAATGAGACCCGATTATCGGCATCTCTAATCTATATATAATTACTTTTTTCTAAAAGTACATGGCTACTTAGTCGAACCAATATTATATTTGGGGCAAAGTTCCCAATTAGTTTTTTCTTTATATGGAATAATTTTGATTTGACGCAAAGGAGCGAGTGGTTTAGCCTGCTCTCCATTATCGATTGTAATTAAGCCCCAATCGCTCATGAGTTGAGCAATTGTGTTACGTCTTGCAATATCATTTTCTTCAAGATTAGATTTTTTTCCATCAAGCAGAAATAATTCTTTAAAATGCACGATAAAATATCTACCTTGTTTATGCAAGATATGACAAGACTGAAATAATTTATTTTCTTTACGAGATGCTACGCCAATACGTGTCAGTGTTTCACGAACTTTTAAAAAATCATCTGGCTCGTTTAGTATAACCTCGAGCATTGAGGCGGGTGTCCACTCTATTATATTATTATTTTCTTCCACCTTTATAAACCTTCTTTTTCAATTCATTGATCTGATCTGATGTGAGAAGGTTAGACACTTGGCGGGCTTTTTCATTGCTATAACCATAGTATTGTTTAATTACTTCCATGTCATCAGAAACCTGAGCTTTAGCCCATTTGGAAAATCTTTTCCGTTTCCTTACCATATTTATAAGAAAATCGAATTGAAGACGATTGTCGAGGTGAGCATTGATATTCATCTCATTTGCTATGACAACCGTGTCATTAAAATAAGATAAACCACGATTAACCATAAATGCGTTATAACCTTTTTCGGCTACATCATCAATCATAATATCATGTTTAGTAAAATTGATAGCGTTAAGATATTCAAACGGGTTCATTACACAAACTCCACATTAGCCATGATTTCTGTTAAACACGCTACAACATTGAGCTCATGATCAGCAACAAAAGCATTCTTATATTGATAATCAGCTAAAATAAGTACTAGTTGAGGAATTGATTGTGGTTTAACTTTATCTGTCGTGCTATCGTATAATCCACGAAAAATTGCTGATGCATCTGTATCAATATTATTGACAACCCACTTGCGCATTTCTTTAAAGTTTTTATCTTTAAGCGTTTTTACTAGATCCGCAATGGATCCACCCATATCAACAGTGCTGCTAGCATCAAAACCCAAAACAGAACGTCTTTGAAGTTCATTGAGGACTCTGCGCCAATCCGGCGCATGCTTTGAGACAATAGGCAATAGATCTTTTTTATCATATTTAACTCCTTCACCATCAAGGATCGTACATGCACGTTCAAACATCTGTTGCATAAGAACAGCGGTGTTTTTCTTTGACGTGTTGAATTCATATACACCGCAACGAGAGTGTAATGGTTCAATGATACGATTCTTGAAATTACAAGTTAGTATGAATCGGCAGTTATTTGAGAATTCTTCGATGAAACCGCGAAGAGCCGGTTGCGTTGACTGTGCATTAAGATAATCAGCCTCATCAAGGATTACAACCTTGACACCACCTTGTAATGAAACGGTAGAAGCAAACTGTTTAATCTTACCACGCAGGGTATCAATATTGCCATCTTCAGAACCGTTGATAATAATCCAGTCAAGGTTCAATTGATTGCATAAAGCTTTTGCAACGGTAGTTTTACCGGTGCCAGCTGTACCACTGAACAGCATATTAGGCAAATCGCCACTAGCTACAATCTTTTCAAACGTTTGTTTTAACTCATCTGATAAGATACAATCGGCGATTTGCTGAGGACGATATTTCTCGACCCACAAAAATTCATTAGACATTCACGTACTCCATAATAAAATAAAAGTTGTCGGCTAACCGTTGACCGACCCGAGTCTATAGTGCGACTAACCATAGTGTATTTATTAAGATTCCATTGCAGCTTCTTGTTCAAGATTTTCTACAAGCTGGATAACTTGAATACACTGATCACGAAGACCACCAATAGTAGATAGCTCTTCACCTTTAAATGCTCCGCGCTGAGTCATCGCATCAATAACTGCAACGGTTGAACGTGAAGATTTATTAGCTAACTCCATTAGCTGATTTTGTGTTGAAGATTCATCTGACATGTCATACTCCAAAAGTTGATGATTTTTCAAGTGCAATCCAATATTTGACATTAATGTCTTTGTTACTGAATTGCGAGATAAGTTTCGATGATATCTGAACTTCATAATCGCCCGGAAGCATTTTCAGATTACCGATATTGAGGATAAAGTTGAATGTGGCACCATCCGGATACGTTCCATCGACGTCGATAGAAAACGCATTTGATGTCATATTCTGGCTGTCGACAACAGAGAGGCTAAGCACACCGTTATCTCCAGAGATTGAGACTTCACTGTGGCCAAGAGCTGAAGCAGCGCGCTTAAGCTTATTAAATGTATCATTATCAAGTGTAAATGTTACATCTGCGCTTGGCATAGTGATGTCTTTTTGTGGTGTAGTAAGTGTTTCTTCGGATGAGAAAAAATACTTTACTTTTGATCTACCAGATGAATCTGAGATACGTACGTATTCATCTTCAAATTGCAGATTTGGATTATCAACGAGACCAAGTACGTTGATAAATTCGCTGAGATCGTATATACCAAAATCACGAGGAAACGTTTCATCAACTACAGCAGTAGCCAAAACATTACGTGCTTCTGAGATTGTTTTGATAGTGTTCCCAGAACGAATAAGGATATTCTGGTTGATGCTAGAAAAATTCTTAAACACTGAAAGAGCGTTATCGCTTAGTTCCATAATATACTCCATTTTTCATTATTAGATTATTATACCACAGCATGATCAATTTGTAAACCATTAAGCTGCAATTTTGCTGAAATTCTTTTCTTTCTTGAATTCAATCTTTGACTCAAACTTACCGTCAAGGATTTCACCCTTATGAGAAATGATGAAGGCATTTGTGCTATCATCAAGAGTGTATAGAATCTTGAGTAGATTTTCTACGCCAGCATCATCAAGTGATGAGTCAAATGTTTCGTC